GGTCATTAAGCCCAATTGTTGCCCTGTTGTTCCAGAAGTAGTTATGTTATATATGACTCCTGTAGCATTGCCTGTTGGAAGAGTCTTTGCCAAATGAAGCGCAGCGGTTGGACTCGTCGTCCCGATGCCGACCCTTGCATTAGTCGTATCTACATTCAAAACACTTGTTACTCCATCTGCCTTTAGAAACTGGATAGCAGTCGTTGAGTCTGCTGAGGGATAGATTTTAGGCGTTTTGAGATAGTTGGTGGCAATGACTGAGGGGAAGGTAAAAGTACCCACTGTGGTTTGGGGTGTGGACTGGTCAAGTTTAAGATAGCGGGGGTCGATTGTTGCATATAACGAAGTTCCGTCAATAAGCATTGCTCCCGTAACCGGATTGACCGCTATTCTTGTCGGGGTATTTAAATCTAGTGTCGAAACGCCAGTTATAACGGGAACCCTATTATTATCTCTAGTTGACCAACTCATGCCACCTCCACAATTACGGCGTTAGTAACCGCATTAACGGCTATTTTAGTTGGAGTAGAACCGTCGACACTAGATACTCCGATTAGTGTAGTTACCCTATTTTCGTCACGTTCTGATTCTGCCATAATATTAAAAATCCCGTACCAAACGGGAAGATATAACCTATGAGAAATTATACCACTTTAAGACTGCATAACTCTCTGAAGGTAAGCCTCCCTTTCCTTTATTTTCTGTTCTCTTAAGTCAAGATTGTCCTTTCTTTCCCTAGCAATGGCAACTTCCTTAGCCATCATTGCCTCCCTACTTTTAATGTCCGCCTCTTTTTCTTCCAAGTATTTCTTTAGTTTATCTTTAACTTCAATCTGTCGATTAAGTTCAACATTTAATTCCGCCAGTTCGTTCTTCTTTTGGTTGTACTCGACACTCAATGTATTTATCTCCAATACCCGCTTATCGAGTGCTTCTTCCTTTAGCCTAATCTCGGTTGATGTCTTTTGATTATACTCAATAATGGATTTTAACCTTTGTCCTTCTGCTTCAAATTCCGTAACCTTAACTTCCAACTCTTGATTCTTAGTTTGTAGCTTATTATCAAATTCTTCTAAGAGTTTGTTTTTTGTTTGTATTCTCTCATCTTCAGAGTTTAGAAACTCGATGATTTTTCCAATTTCTGCTAGCTTAGGTTGAATATCTGAGTATTTCATATTTCTACATCTACCTCTTTTTCAATACTCTCTCTATTGGCTGGGATAGTTGGGTTTAAATTCCTAACATTTAGAATGTGATCTAACAGGTGTTTTCTAACGTGTGAGAATATCGGTTCTTCAAAATAAGAGATTGTCATTGACGGAGCAACAAATTTAAGAGGGTGTCCGTCACCATTAATATCATAGGTTACTGAAAAGTCGTTAGAGATTGGATTATATAGAGCTTTTTTCATCTAATTCTTTGAGTATTATCAGTAAGAGCTGAAAGAGCATTTTGGTTGTTAACTTTCCAGCCACATCCAGTCTGGCAAATGCTTCTTCCCAATGGCCAGCTTCTACTCTAACTCCTAAAACTTCGGATGCTTTTTGTCTTAGATTATCCATTTGTGAGTCGTGACTTTTTAAGTTTTTTCTTTTTGCCGTACCCTATCTCCCCAAATTCAATTCCATCAAGCACAGAGCCTTTGGTGTCGTCAACAGGTTCAATTTCTTCTTTTTCCGGTTCTTTTGCTCCATCAATTTCTCCCATAATCTTATCCAACGCTCTTTCCTCTGGTGTTCTTTGGTCTATTTTTTCCGGTTGTGCAGTTATTGGCTGATCATAAAGTCCATATTCTCTAACTAATCCCCTATAAAGAGTTCCGTAAACTTTTGCTATTTCCTTTTCATCATTTGTCTTGGGAACGATATTCATGGTAGAGGCATTAACTTCATAAGGGTCAAGCGACAATCCTTTCTCCTCTCTGTTAATTTTAGACTTTTCCAAAATCTCATCAGCCTTTTCGGTAATAAGTTTATTCTTCATCTCAACCATGTACTTCTCGGCAATGTATCTAACTAACTGCATTTTACCTTCGCCAAAGCCCATGTCTTTACTCCTGTGTGGAATAACATTAGGAAACTTATCAAAGTAGCAAATGTAGTCATGGTCAGTCGGGTTATAAACCAACACCGTATCCATTGACTTACGGTATTGCTCTCGCTGCCAAGCATCAAACGATTGGTTTGGGTCCATCTTTTTCTACATATGAAACAATAATCTTAACGCCAGGAATATGAACTAGGGTGTTTTCGTCTGCTTGTGATGTCGATTCCATCAGGCCAATTCTAATCCCATTCTTTCTACAAAAATCGGTGACTCTATTGAGTGCTGTTTTCTTCACACCGAATTATAACACAAGTGTATTACAGTGCCGCTATATTACCATCAGAACTAAGTGGTACAAAGCCACAATAAAAATCCATTGCTCCAGAAGTAGGGTTGGTTGAGGAGGTAAATCTATATTCGATGTTTGTTGCTATACTTCCGGTTTTTTGAACTATTATTGAACCTGAAAATGGATTCATTCCGGCAGTCGCTGGCTGGAATACTGCACCAGCAGCGGCAGACTTAAATGTGGCAGCGGTTGCGGCAAGCACATCAGCAAGGATAATTGAACCAACTGGAGCAGCGTCCATTGTTGGTCCAGTAGCATTTGTTAGTTGTACTTGGGCGGTTTGATCGTTAATTCTGAAAGCTCCGGCTCGATGATTTCCAGCCAGTACGGTTGTAACTATTCCATAAAGTGATAAAACTTGTACGGTTCCGGTAATACCAAATAAGGGGATAACTAAAGTTCCGGTACTTATAAAAGTATAGGATTTTTTTACAATTAGTCCGTTTTGAAAGATAGGAACCCTATTTGCGTCCCTTGAAAAAGATTCTGTCGATGTTGGCATTGTTTGATTAAAAACTAATAATTAGTTTCTTATTTCTCTCCCCCGATTTGGGGGAGAGTTTAAAAACCTAATTATGTCGCTGTCGTTAACAGACCAGTTGTGTTGGAAGCGTAAACTGGCTCAACACGAACCTGATTAAAGGCATTTGCCCAATCGGTTGCACCAGTTGATATTGTTCCGCCTCTAATGATAATAACACCACCTGGAGCGGCATTAAGAGTCATTACAACGGTTTGTGTCAAACTTGTTCCGTCAACATAGTTGACGAAGGCACAACCATTAAAGTCAACAAACCTACCAATATCATTAACACTATCAGCTCTCACATCTATTGCGGTTGCGGCAGTAGCGTAAGTTAAGAAACGACAACCTTCAAAAATAGTCTTTGATGCCCCACTTTGGAAATCAATCAAAGTGTTAGCAGCACTTCTGGCAACATTGTCGTTACCAAAGGTACAACCAACGAATCTGGTTTCTTCTGCTCCGCTCATTAAAAGAACTACACCGTTAGCCTCAGAGGCTGCAGTAGCGTCAGATAGGCCAGCAAAATGACAATTCTCAAAATAATTGTAGTCACCAGTAATACTTGCCATTACATAGCTAGTGGCAACTCCCTGATAGAAAGTTATATTTTTGAAAATACAACCATTCTCGGACAGTACAAATTGAGGTGTCGTGGTTGCGGCAGTGAGAGTAAAACTCATGCCTGAACGAATACTGGTAGCAGTTGGAGCACCAGCACCGATTAAATGGGTGAATCTTTTTGCCCAAGCAATAGCAGCGGGTTCAGTAGTTCTACCAGTTCCGCCAGTTGGAGCAATCAAAACAACGTCATTATTACCACTGGTGCATTTATCATAAGCAGCAGCAACTGTTTTTAAAGCGTTATCTTCTGTCGAACCACTATTTGCTGAATCACTACCAGCATACGGATCAACGTAGAAAATGTTACCAATAACGGGTAATCCGAGCATACCAGCTATATCATCTGGCATTATTTTTGCACCGTATTTTAGTCCGGTACAACCTGTATCTCTCATTTTTTGCATATTGTTTTACTTGTTTAAAGCCTCGTATTCGGCTACTAAATAATAATCGGGGTGATCTGGCTCCGTTTTAAGCCACTTAATCACATATCCTTTATAGAAACCGGAAACTTGTTTCAGTTCCTCTTTTTTTGCTATTTTGGGCATATTTTCCTTTTGGTTTTTCCCTCTCGTTACACAGAACCGCTAAGGGCGAATAGATAACTAAGACTTACGTCTTACCTCACCTCCCAACCGAAGTTGGGAAGTGTCAAAGACTCTTAGTCTAAGAATAGCTTTACAGCAAGCATATAGCTGTCCGTAGAAGTTACGTTCATTGATTCACCAATGACAATTTCTCCTTCAGCACCACTAACAGGCTTGACTGAGCCAGCTACAGCAGCGGATCGGCTTACGCCTCCAACTGCATCACTAAAGTTAGTACCAGTATCAGCCAGAGCAGCACAAAGTCCGCCAGACAGAATCCACCCATAGTAGGAGATGGTCATGGCATAAAGAGCCACACCAACAACACCACCAGTACAGGTAGTAGGACTGCTAATAACTCCATTGTATGGACTTTTCCTAACGGTGACTTTTGAGGTCGAAGTTGCTACCGAAATTTTAATCGGTCTATCAACGTAGAAAGTACAAGCACCAGTCGTCGAAGTTTGCACGCTGTGGGATGTAATTCTAAAAGTTTGACCAATGCCCGTAGAATAGCTTACGAACAGTAAACCGTCTTTAAACAGATCGGCTGTAACGGCTGTTCCACCCAAAGTTACGGTGAAATAGTTGTTGCCAGCTGTACCAGAGGTAACCACCATATTATTGAAGTTGGTATCTTCCGCTGATTCTTGGAGCAAATGTCCAGTTACCAGGGCTACACCACCATTCTTAACATAGCGGTATCTGTTGCCATACTCATCAATGCCAAGTTGCCCCAAACGATGAAGCGGGGTTGCCGATTCTTCGTACAGGTCTTGACCGATAAGGGTTGCACCAGCTAAGTTTGACATAGTTTTATTTCCTTATAGTTAATTATTAAACTCCGTTTACACCGGTTAACCTACCACTTCGGCGGAAGCCTTTAGCCACAACTTGTCCAATGACATAGAAGCGGGCAATCATACCTGCCTGATTAGGTAGAACTAATTTTTTCTGGTAGAACCAGCCATTGAACTCGGAGGGAAGATCGAGAGCCTCAGCGCCAGTGCCTTCATAGGCAGACATGGTTCCAAGATTCACTTTTTCCACGAACTCTTTGTACTCATCCGGAACTATTGCACGTCCCATCCAGTCATAGCAGTTTTCATTCAAAAACCACAGTGTCTGAGCGGTTGCAAAGTTGTCTTTCAAAATACCCCTTCCACGGTAGGAAAGAGCTGAAAAACCAGCTCCATTCTTTTGAGCTTTTTCCATATTTGAACCACGAATAGAAACGGATGGGTATCCATTGCCATTGTAGTCATTACGGACATTCGGTTGCAAAAGCTGTTCGTACAAAGACCACACGGTTGCATTTGACAAGCCGACATTTGGTTCTTGGCTCTCTAAACCAGCAGCTGAAACGGTATCCCAAAGGGTTGCCATTTTAGCTAAGGTTAAAGTACCACCGGACGCAGTTCGGGTTGCTTTAAGCGTAGTGTAGGTAGATCGAGATTGACCACCGATTGTGGAAACATCAGTAGCATCGTCAACGATAGCACCAAGACCCAAAGGCTGGTTTGCAGTACCGTCTGAATACACCGAAGTACCAAATCTTTGTAAAACTTCCGCAGCGGCTTTTTCGTGTTTGAAAGCAGCCAGAGGAATAACACCAGCAACACCAGTATTAGCAAAAGATTCCAACATGATTGAAACTTCTGGCTGGGTGAAGGCTGTTTGTGCATAGGACAGGGTAACTGTCGAATTTACTGCTGCACTATTAAGAGTTTCCAGTCCGACAAAGAACTCGCCCTGAGTGTCTGAAACGACATCCACGGTGACATCTTCTGTCTTACCCAGAAACGGTTTACCCATAGAAAGCAGACGGGAGAAATAGGTTGGAGCCCCCAAGATGTTATCGACAACTTTTGCGTGAAGTGCACGTTGGGTTGTCCCATCTACACGGGCTGAAAACTGAATTCCGTCTGGAGTATAACTATACGCCATATTCGTTTTCTAAATTATTAAGTAGGTTAACAACAAAAAACCCCGACCTGAGTCGGGGCTTATTTAACCTATGAAATAATTATATCATTTATTTCTTTACCCTAAACATATCTAAGAAAGAGGTTTTGTGCAGTTTAGCGTATGGCATCACTTCTTCCTTTTCCTCTGTGACAACTCCCCTTCCGGCAGAAATTGGAGCATCGGCACCAGCTGGTTGTGAACTTGGTCCCTTGTAATAATTATTAAATATCCTTGATATTGAGGTTATCGGAAGTTGGCCGGACTGAACTCTCTTGTCGTTAACTTCTTTCATGGTCTTAAACAACTCAAACTTGGCCTTTTTGCCAACATCATCCGGATTATTTTCATCAACTATTTTGGGTAGTTTCCCGTTCTGATAAAGTTCTGTTAATTCCTCATCGAGCATCTTATTAAAATCTTCCTCAAACTGCTTAGACTTAGCCAACGACGCTTCTCTGGCCTTAGCATCTTCCTCCGCTTTTAGTCTAGCGGTTTCTTCTCTCTGTTCTAGTATTTTGGTAAATTTAAGTTCGGCGATTCTATTTGACTCCCTAACAATCTCATTGTAATCGGTTGGGTTTCTTCCCTCTCTTTCAAAAATAGGAACCATCTCATCTTCCATTTTTTCTTTCTGTTCTGCTACTTTCTGTTCGTCAATCTTTCTTTTTTCTTCCTCAGCCAATCTTTGAGTTACCTTCTCGGCGGCCTGTTCTGCAAATTTGTCTGGATCAAAATCAACAATGGTTTCCTCATCTTCAATGGGTTTTTTCTTTTCAATCTCTTTCTCAACTTCTTTTTCTTTTTCAACAATCTTTCCATCAACCACAATCATTCCCATTTCCTTGCTTGCTTGCTGGTCTATAACTTTCTGTATCTCTTGATTATTGTCAGATATGTCCTGTGTTTTCTTTCTGGGCATCATTATTTAAAACGATAACACCTGAATTATAACACCAGATTATTTCTTTGGTTTAAAGTTTGGATTATGCTCAACAGCTTGGAGTAATCGTTCCTGTTTTTTGGCCTTTTCTTTAGTTGTCGCTCCGTGTGATTTTCCTGTTTTCTTAGTAATCACTTGGTACTTTCCACCTTTCTTTCTAATTTGGTATGGCATTTAATCCTCCTTAATAACTTTTTTAATCTTAGAATAGTAGTTTGGGTCCTCTTTCAGATGAGCCATGACTATTTTGTTTATCATCTCAGGCTTGCCATGAGTTATGTCGTCATGTTCTCTTTCTACCGACATGCCCAGCTTTTTTTCTTTTGGGATTATTCTTAGTTTCATAGCATTCTCCCAGAACCCGCAACCTGTGTTGGTGGAGCAGATTGAATATTACTGGTATTGCCAGGTGAAGGCTGTCCTGGTTGTGAGCCAGTTTCAGACGGTGTAGCACTTGGAGCACCCGCTGATACTGAGGTTATTGATTCTGGCGTAGGTGGAGCACCATTAGGAAGTGGTGCGGTCAACAACTTTGCCGCCAGTTCTTCTGGAGATAGTTTTTGGACAATCCTTAGTAAATAATCCTGTGGATTAGTTTTAAACGTAATTAGAGCTTCTGTTCTTCTTTCCGGATTAGAAATTCCCATATCCTTGTAAAAGTTGTATGGGTCAATAATTCCGGCCTTAAGCATTTCTAGGGCATTTCTTTGTGACTTTAATTTATCAGTTCCGGAAGCTTTAATAGAAACCTCCATTCCGTCAGTAACAACATCCCGATTAAGTTTGAAATAAGTAACAACGCCATTATCGCCCAACAGTTTTCTCCAATGATCTTTTGTATAACGCAACTTAATGAACTGTAGTGCCCATTGAGCCATCCACTCAAAAGCAGCATTTACGGTTTCTTCAGCCAAGTCGTCTGCTCTAGTAAAGTCTGCTTCTCTGGCTATCTGGTTTGTAGTGGCTACATCTGATTGAATTTGTCCTCTAACAGCAGAAGCTCCGGCTACTGCATACATCCTTGATCTGGAATCATTTAGTGAGGCATATTCCTGTGGAGCTGGTCTTTCCGGAGCAATATATTTATGAACCGTGTTTACATCATTGTCAACTAAAATATCTTGATCTGGGTCATTCATGTCCATATTCTCCAAAGTGTCACCATCGAGTCCAGCCTCTTTAGAAAAGACATGTTTGCCTCTATTTTTTAGTTCCTGAACTATCTGCTGACCCGTGTCATCCATATTTTGTTGATTGTTTATATTCTGTTCTATCCGGCTGGTTTCGTCGTAGGGGATTTTGCCAAACTGGTCATATCCAAAGAAAAAGTATGGTTTGCGTGGATATTGGAAATAATTGTGATAAATAGTTTCCACTTTCATTCCCAGAGGATCAACTCCGGTCATGACACTACTCATCATTTCTTCTGCCGTTAACTGTCTTTTACTTGACTCCTGTGAGGGATCATCATAAACAAAATACTGTTCCTCTCCCTCGTAGTCAAAGTTGGGATTCCTCATCTTTTTTAGAACCACATTTCCATATTTCCAAATAACTCCGGAAACTTTTTCCCACTTGTCATTCTTTTCTTTAAGCCAGTCAAACCAAACTTCCTTTATTTTTATCTCTGTTGCCATTCCTTTCCACTGTTCCTCTCCCTCTTTCAGTATTCCTTCAGCGGTAACTCTTTCTATAAATTCAGTTTTTGCTTCTGGAAATCTAGCAATTACCTCCTGAACCGTAATTGGCAAATACTCGCAAATGTAGCCCATGTCATCAGAGTTGTGTGTAGTACAGGTATGGTCAGCCACGATATTGTTTGGATGAACTACATCAAAACGATAATCATCACATTCGGGGTCCCATCTAGCTTTAAGTACGGCGGTAAAATAAACGGGATGGTGTCTAAGGGCAACTGAAACGGAAGCCTTTATCTTTCTCTTGTGTAGGTCTGTGTTTACTGCTAAAGATACGTTTTCTGCTGTTTTTTCAGCTTCGTCTTTATTAATCCCCTTACCGTCACCAGCCTCAACAATAATATCCGGCCATTTTGATTTAAGCAGTGGGTCGATAGAATTTTCTATTTCGTAGATAACATTGTCCTGATAACGACTCTCGTAAATTTTTAATTCTTTATTCTTTTCTTTTTCCCCTATCTGTCTGCCAAAGCGGAAAATTTCATTCTTTCTTCTTCTTTCGGTTAGATTGTAATTTTTTTCGTAAAACTTTTCAGACGTTTCAACTCTTTTATTGACGATCTGATATGTTTCCAAATCGCTTATGTCTAACGATAGTGGGTCTTGTATGTCGTTAATTCCCTCTTTTCCATTGATTTGATATTCCAACGGTTTTGATTCAAGCAGATTGTCTTGCATTATTTAAAATAAAACCCCGCAGTAAACGGGGTAAATGTAACCTATGATTAATTATAACACTCATGTATTTGTTCTAACCATATATTTTCTCTTACATCTCCGACACTCAACGATTATCGGCATATTACACGGAGCCCCACCTGGAAGGATAAAAGCGATTCTTCCTTTGTGCTGAAACAGGGCTTGCCCACAATTATTGCAAAAAAACATATGAACCTCATCTGGGTCATCTCCCCTATCTACTACTACTGTAGTTACAGGTATCTCTTTCTCAACCAGAATATTCTCAACCGTTGTTACTTTAACAATCATTGTCTGTCAAAACGATTTAACGAATAAGCGTCCACTTTTGGTAATTTAACATTTCCAAACTTAGATAGGTCAATTCCGATTTGTTTACCGTTCTTCATTACAGCAGTTAAAATCTTCTGAGTATCTTCCCTATGCAAAATACTTCCAGAACCAGCATCTATCCACCTGATATGTTTTAGGGCATACCTACTGGCATCACAATTTGAAACCAATATTCCGTTAGCAAAATACATCCCTGGTCCAACTTTTAGGTTATAGACTTTTCTTTTTTGGTCTTTTGACACACCAACGAGAGCAATAGATCGACTTAGAATATTTGTTAATAGTGAAAGTTTGGTTGCAAGTTGGACAAGTTTTTTGAATATTGTCAACACCGGATATTCGCCGATATTTTGATTTGCAGTTATTGGAGCAAAATCTTGACGAATAATTTGTGGAAGTAAAAACTGTTTTACATACCTCACAGTTAAACTCTTTCGGTTTGATCGAGCCGATTGAGATTTGCCAATGCTTCGAGTGCCATATTCTACCCTCCTTACTGGCGTGCCATTCTTTTGTAAGTTCTCTAATATCCGCCAAATGTTTTGTCCCTCTTTTTCTATATTCACCATCTTCCCATTTGAGTTTTGCATGAAAAGACCTATGTTCTGATTTTTTAACCAAAAATAAATTAGATATGGCATTATTTCTAGTATTAAAATCCCGATGGTGTACCTCAAAACCGATTGGAATAATCCCATTAAACGACGACCAAATTGCGGTGTGTAGCCGTTTGTGGTTAGAGCACCCCCCTCCTGGTAGGTGATATTTTCCATCCCAATTATATGTTCTGCCTTGGAATTTAATTTTATTTGGTGTATCGGCAAAAATCCTTTCTTCGTAGCTATCGGATGATTTGGAGTGCATATTAGTTCGTTTCCATTACTAAATTTATATCTATTTGTATTATATATCCCTGTGCATCCACAGTCAATAACAGGAAAGTATCCTAGTGGAGTTTCAACCAAATCATCTACTCTAATATCTTCAATATTTACTTTTCCCGCCTTAGTTAAAACCTTAGTTCCGGCAACAAAACAATAATGGTCATTTTGGTGGGTGTCCAAGTCCTCAATCTTCTCGTCATCGTAAACCAAAGAGGGAAGGGTAGTAATTAGTTCTTTACAGTTTTCAGCTATCATCCAATAGGGTTTTCCATCCGGAGCAATAGACAACCATTGGTGCATAGCCGTCCAACCTCCAATACGGTCATTACTGGCTGGTTGAATAAGAATATTATTTCCAGCTCTAGCAAACTGGTTGGCAATACTCATACTCATATCGTTTCCTCTGGTAAACATGGCAGGATCACCCCTAACCCAAGACAATTCTTTGACATCTAATCCAAATCTTCTCATTTCCCTTTTAATAGCTCCAGCCCATTCAGTAGGTGTCTTTTCAACTCCGGTTACTTCCATAAAAGTCCAAACTCGGTTAAAACTGGTTCCCTCATGTTTTACCACCTCTATTGCCGACAATTCAAATGCAAATGGGGCAGTTCTTCCCCAGTCCATTCCTGCAACAAAAGTGAACGATTTTGAAGGAATAAACGGTTGACAGACATGAAGATGGTTTCTAAACTCAGAAAAGAATTGTCCGGAAAAGATATTCCAATCTCCCTCCAAATATGCCTTAACCATGTCTGGAGGCAAATCCTTTAGTCTTTTTATGTAATTAGGGTCAGCATCAGTTAGTGCCATGTTGTCCTGAACTTTAGCCTGAACGAAATCAAAATCTTCCGAATCTTCATTTGGATTAAAGTTTCTGTCAACAAAAATTCTTTTTACCCACTGGTGTCCACGTCCGCCAGGGTTTCCCGTAAGAAGCATGGTTGGAATCCCGCCATTGTTTTTAAACTCCAGATTTGAAGTACGGTTCGATGATCTTAATATTTTAAAAGTATCTTCTTCGTGCTGTGTCACCTCATCAATACTTATATCCTCAAACTCACGCCCCTGATAGGTAAAAACGTCATCAACATTTTGTAGATAGGAAAACTCGGTTATAGAACCGTTAGGCCAGTAAATTGCTTTTTCCGACTTATTAAACCAAGTTCGTGTTTGTGGATATTCCTTAAAAAACATCCGAATATGGTTTGAGAGTAATTCCGGATAAGAACGTCGGATAATTAATCCCTTAGTATTTGGATACTTTAACCGCCTAATCATTTCCCTAGCACGAACTAAGTAGCTATTATGAGTAACTATAAAATCATCGGTTAAATATAATCCGTCCTCATCATCTAATGTGATGCACTGTGCTTCTTCTAATCCCCAATATTTTATAGATTTTAATCTTAAATACGAACTCCCCAAACCACCATTAAATGGTAAGTTCCTTTTTTTCTTTCTCTCTAACTTGAATATTTTACTATTATCTCGTAATCGTATGTATGTTCGATATTTGTCTAAACACATAACCCTTATTCCATCCTTACCAATATAACTAGACCTTTGTTTACTGATAGTCGCCTTACCACCCAGACTTTTAATAATAAATCGCACATCTTCTGATAACTGTTTACTAACAGTGGTGTATTCACAATGTCCCCTGTCGTCCATGTAACCATCACCATCCATCAAACCTCTCAACAGTTCTAATCTCTGTTCTATAGAACCCATTAAATACACACTTGGTATAAATTTATCTTCAGACTTTTTATTCCATAATCCAAATTTCTCAATTTCTTTTTTTAATTTAAGTCTGTCATTTATACAGTGAGATAGTTTTCTGCTTCTACTATTGACGGGATAACCATCCCTTCTCACATTTTCAACGATATCATTATCGTCACTGGTAAACACAGTTGATTTACCTCTGAAACATCCTTCTGCAATTAGAACCCCTAAAGTATATGGTTTTATGGGTAGACTCTTTTCTTCATATTCTATTTCTGAACACATTGGGATTAAGATGTTTGGAGTTACAGTGGAGGTAGACTTTTTAACTTTGTCTAATCTATTTATTAATTCAGATGTCGAACTCACAATCCAGCCATCGCTTCTTCCAACTATTTTATACTTCCACAAATGATCTAATGTTGCCAATGTTTTTGAACCATCTATAAAAGATACTTCATATAATGGTTTTACACCTTGTGGATGTATTTGTTTAACTCTGGCAACCTTACCCGATGGAGTTATCAACTCTTGTCCAATTTTTACATCTCCCATAGTTATAAATCCGTTAGGTGTAAGCAAAAAAGAGTGTAAAGATTGGGCTTTTCCACCTCCCTTGGCTCCGCCATAAAACAAAACTGGCGTTTTATAGCTCTTTTCCAGGGCAAGTTTCTGCTTAGGTTGCAGACTTATCTTTATCTGATTCATAGTCAACAATAAGTATTTGGATATTTCCTTGTTCCTTTATTTCCCCCTGAAGTTGACCTTTTAGTTTTAAAGCAGTTTCCAGATATTTGTGCCTAACTCCATAATCTGGCAATTCAACAAAATTATCTCCTGTTCCCTGAACTTTATTGGCTTCTCTCAGTCCTTCTTTCAAATCAAGAGCCAATTCTTCATCTGTAAGTCCAATAGCGTCCAGAATGTCCATCATTCTTCTTTTTACCTCCATAGTTTCAATCTTGGAATTAGCGTTAGATGCCATTGATTTTGTATATCCAGCAGCCAGAGCAGCCTCCTTTGAACTCATGCCCGAAATTTTATTCTTTATGTACCGATTAACTCTGGGATCGATATTTACTCCTTCCATTTTCTTAACCTCCACCCTTAACCGATTAGTGGGTTTGGGTAAAACTACAGGAACATCTTTTGGATTAATTCTTGGTTTACGATCCATTTTTTACTCCTAAATCGTCAAATGCCTTTTTAACCTCGTCCATTCCCTCGTAAAGCGATTTATTCTCCCTCCTGTCAATTTGCTTAATAGTTGGCCTCATTAACGGTCCTGGTTTAATTTGGCTCATCTTAATCTTCTTTTTAATCGTTTCTGCTATTAACGGAGTGTTAATCTTTTCTCCCCGACCAATGAAATAACCAAGCAAAAAGGAACTTATTGTGATAATAAACGTAATTATTTCAGCCATAGTAAGAATCAGTGGTAGGAACCGCTTTTTTTATATCTTCCTTAGTAACCTGTAAACCTTTCGTTCCAAACGCTTTGAGATACTCAGAAGAAAGTTCGCCTGATCTAAAAGGCTGTAGGATGTCTTTGGCAAACTGCTTTCGTTCTCTTTTGATTTCTTCTGAAGTGAACTCAACAGTTTCAGACAAACATCTCGCTGATCTTTTGTCAGAGCAATTTTTACATGGTAGGACACCCAATGTCGGGTGGAAAGTTGATTCATTTTTTTTACATACCGGACAGGTTCTTATTGGCATTGTCAATGTTAATTATACAAGCTCCGGTGGTGAGAATTTGACAAGCTACAGATACCGAATTTTTAATTGCTTCTTTACTAACCTTTGCAGGGTCAATAATCCCAGCCTTAAACATGTCTTTTTTAGCCCCATCTGTAACATCTATTCCAAATTCCGGCCTTTCTTCCATTTCCAGCATTAATCTCATTTTTCCGGAGTTAAGATTGGCGTGTTCCATTAACAGGTTAAAGGGAACCTGAATTGCCTCTTTTAAAACCTTTTCTCCAAAAGAATCCCCCAAAACTTTAGAAATAGCATTATAAATAACCTCACCTCCAGCCACAATTCCATCCTGTAGGGCGGCTCTGGTAGCGGCGACAGCGTCCAATACTCTCTCTTTTCTCTCTTTCATTTCGATTTCGGTATGCCCACCTACCTTAATTACAGCTACTCCTGAAGTTAATTTTGCCAATCTTTCAGTTAACTTGGCAGTTTCAAACTCAGATTCGGTATTTTTAAGTTTGGACTTGATCTCAGAAACCCTATCTTTAATTTCTTCTTTCTTTCCTTTTCCACCTACAATTACCGTTGTATTTTGGTTAGCCGTAACCCTATCTGCCCTACCTAAGTGTTGCCTGGTTACATCTGCCAATTTAAATGTTTCTTTAGAAATAAAAGTACCTCCGGTGAGAATGGCAATATCTTGAAGCATTGCTTTTTGCTTATCCCCAAACAGGGGGGCTCCGACACAAAGAATATTGTGGTTTCCATTGGTTTTAGTTACCACCAGAGACGGTAAAGCATTCCCTCCAACCTCCGGAGAGATAATTACCAAATTGGCTGTTTCGTTACTAAATCCGGTAAGAAGTGACTGAAGTTGGTGGAGATCATTTATCGGATAGTCTGTTATAAGAATTTCAGCATTTTCTACAGTTGCTTCTCCGGTATCCGGTTCAGTTATAAAATAAGAACTTAGATAGCCCTTATCAAATCTCATTCCCGACTGTTGGTCAACTATAGTGTCCGATCCTTTACTTTCCTCAACGGTAACAACCCCATCAATTCCGGCGTTAAAGATAGTTTCTCCAACTAAATCCCCCAACTCAATATCTTCTGCCGAAACTCTAGCTACCATTTGGGTTTCTTTCAATGTTTTAACCGGAACCGCAATCTGTTCTATTTCTCCAACCAATTTCTTTGCCCCAGCCTCAATCTCTTTTCTCAAACTCATTGGACTTATTCCCGATTCAATTAGTTTTTGGGCTTCCCCAACTATGGCGTTTGCTAAAACTATAGTAACGGTGGTTCCGTCACCAACCTCTTTTACCTGTTTTAAAGCTGCTTCCCTAACAATCTTTATTCCTAAATCTTCAAATTTGTTTTTAGAACTGACCACCTTAGCCACAGACACCCCGTCATGGAGGACTATGGTTTCATATCCCTTATCAATAGCTACATTAAGTCCTTTCGGACCAAGGGTTAGGCCAACAGACTTAGCCAAAGTATTAATTCCTTTCAGAAACCGTTTAGTTTTAAACGTAATCATTGTTCAACCTTTAAACAAATATCTAAGAATCTACAAACTCTATATTCTTTCCCATCAATATTTATCGTTTCATGCCCCCATGAACGGTGAAAGACAACATCCCCAGGTACAACTGTAGTTTCCATCTTCACCCCCCACTCATTAATCACACTATTCCCCACAGCCACCACTATTCCTTTCTGTTGCTTTTCAATGTTTGTTTCCATGACATTAAATTGGGCAATACTTTCATCTGTAACCGGAGTCACCAGGACAAATCCTGGCATGGGAACTAATTTACTCATCTTTTGTTTCCTCAACATATAAATAAGGCGAATCAATCCTCACCGCCCGTTTAAAAATAAGCATAAGAATCAATTTAATTCTCTCCTTTAGGTTAGGTTCTATCTCAATAAACTTAATCATCTTCCCATTGGATTAGTAACGATACACCTTTGAACCGTATTGCTCACCAGACTACAAGTAAGCTCTCTTGGCAGACTAATAGTGTAAAGATAAAACCCAAGCATAAGAACCGTTAACAAATCAAATAGTAACCTCATAGTTTACCCACTTCTTAATTAACTTCCTTACAATTCTGCTTCTATTAATCCTAGTCATTCCCGTAGCCTTCCTCTCCTCTGCTATGGCTTCATCAAATGCCTTCAGTTCATCCTCATTCCCCAAGACTATACTCACATGAGGAAATATCTTCTTCTCTCTCTTAAACGGTATCCTATTCATTCTAGCTATCTTATTCTTTACCCTTGCCGTCATATAGGCCAAGTATAACTTAGGTATTAACTTTTGTCTAGTTTCCTTTGTTTTCTAAAATTTTACCTGGTTTACTAGGCTTAACTTTAACTTAGGTCGTAGGTTTGACTAATATGTTTGCACAAATAGACCAGTAATTAATCACACAAGGTAACCCCCCAGACACGTTGACATTGCCCCCTCTAAACCCAATCCCCTACCCCCTACTGCCCACATAGTAGTATCTACAGCCTTACAGTAGCCCCCCTAGTGAACAAAAAGCCCCCTGATGTATTGCTACACCCAAGGGGCAATTTGCTGTTTTGTCTATTAACTAATTACTTAGTCATTGCAATTATAGCAGATATAATCTATATTTATTGCATAGACGATGTTTCATCTATCTGTAACAAAGACTAAAGCTAAGTCCCAAACAGCAGGCCACATGGAGCAGGTGGGATACAAAACCCTAAATAAGAAGTGTTTGGATAGAAGCTAAAAAGTGAACTACTAAATGGCATTTGCACCTGGTAGTTCCTCTCTTCCTCTTACGGAATGCAGTTAGTTAAGCAGAAAAAATACCTGTTGTTAAATACCGGTATGGCTAAAGACTAGTACAGAAGTTAGACAAGATGACAAGAGTACACTATTCTAATTCCGAAAGACTATCGGAAACTCCCCTCAATTCTTTCAAAGGGGAAGGCGGTTGTAATTACTCAATCCCAAACTTTAATCTCAAACCCAAACTAAACACTAACTCCCCTACTGGAAACTAATATAAGAGTATTTAAATAGACTGTACTAATGGGGTCAAACTATAGGCTTGTTAAATAGGTATATTTGACCCCTTTACAATAGATGTTAAATAGTCTATAGTAAATATAGCTAAATACATTTAGCTTATTAAATATTAAATATAAATATGGAAAATATAGATAATTTCCCTATAATAGACATAGATACAGCCATGAGTGAATTGGCAACCATTAATGAGTTTCAACCCCTAACAGGCAAAGACATAGAACCGGATATGTTAGAGGCGATTATTAATTCTAATTTAAAATAAATTAGTTTTAATTATAAGTTTAGATAATAATTAAATATGATACGAACCATAAATTTTTCTCAATTTTGTGACTCATTTTCAGATACATATAAAAATAATTTTAGTTATGAAGGTAAGCGGGCATTATTCGACTATTTGGAACAATTAAAGGACGATACCGACAAGCCTATGGAATTAGTTACAGCAGTTTTGTGTCGTGAATTTTCAGAGTATGATAGCTTGGAGGATGTACAGATTGACTATGAAAATATTGTAGATATAGATGATTTACAGTGCCAAACTATAGTTATTGAGTGTAGTAATGGACATTTAATTATTCAGCAATTCTAATGATAAAACGCATACTTGAACTCATAACTCCGCTTCTTATCATTTTAAACATTTACATTTATCTACAACTATGAACCAATATATGACCGAATTAGTAAACTTAAAGCCCCACGATGAAATTCAATCTATCACTAATAGAGCATTAGATAAGGGCTACCCACTCATCACCACCGCCGGACATGGGTATTTAGTAGTGCCAAAGGGGGATAAAAACTATTCAAAGGCTCTACAGATTGTAAGCTATGGCTATAAAGGAGAATTAGCTATATATCTTGAGGAGGACTGCGAAGCGGGAGAGTTTTTAGACAAGTTAGATTAACTGCTATACTACTTCAAACTATGAATATAAATATTGATAGCGGGGGAGAGTTTACAACCATTGATTTTAACCTAGCCTGTATCATTTCCCTAAAATATCCAATCAAAGAGATAAGAAACGATCAGGGGCGGGGGGTATTTGTCTTTGACTACATTCCAGAGTTAGACCAATTTGTTAGCGATTATTGGTCAAAGAAATTGTTGGTCGAACCGATAAGCCTTACCAATACTATGAAAACCACTAAACAAAGGCTATACAACGAAATTATCAATAAAAAAGAGATATGAATATAAGTTTTACCGATGACGAATTAAACTATATCAAGTGGGCGTTAGCTTATAAAATAGACTGGGTTGGAGCTAAAATAGTTGATAAAATAAAAGACCAACAACGACTACACTTTACCAGAGGCTGTTGCAAGCATCATTTTGGAGAATATATAGGCAGAGTGGTGTGGTGTATGTACTGTCAAGCACAAGGCACCAAGGAGGGTCAAAGTTGGCAGTTATTAAAGGAATTCCCAGATGATTATCAACCAGACAAACCAGATAGCGAAACTATTGGTGGAAATAAACAAAAAATGGGCGGGCAAACATCCTTGTCTTTATGACAAAGATTATTGGCAATATAGGGGCGACAAGCTTCGCTGGTATGCTCTTAAAAAGCAATACGATCTATTAAAAGAGGCGAATAAAAATAGACCATTAGAGGGTGATGAATTGGAGCAAGCGGTTAAACTTCTATTGAAATAATAATACAATCGTGATACAATCTGCCAATGTTTAAACTACCGGATAACTATAACGACTTTCCAAGAGTAACCACCATCCTTCAAACACTAGCCAAAGAGGGCTTAACAAATTGGTACATCAAGCAAGGGGCAAAGATACAAAGAGAACATAAACCGGCAAATGAAAATGAACTATTGGAAATATTTAATAGTAACTCGGATGGTATAAAAAACAGGGGAACTGACATACATGGCCTAATCGAAACCTATTTTAAAACCGGAAAGCACCCGACACCCCCACCGCATTTAGTTAAATTTTACGCCGGATTTAAGAAACTTTTGAAAGAACATGAGGTAAGTCCGCTATTAAATGAAACACCGATATTTAGTGCCAAGCATGGGTATAGAGGAACCTGTGATTTTCTCGGCTATTTTGACAATGATTATTCGATTATTGACTGGAAAACTAATGAAAAAGGTTATATTTACCCCGAAGTTGAGTTGCAGTTATCGGCTTATCGCCATGCTTTATGGGAAATGGGGCACAAGTGTTTAAGAGCCAAAAGGCGGGTAATAGTTTTTACCATTGCTGGGGATTATAAAACAAAAGTGCTGGGAGATAAGCAGTCATTTAAACTATTTACCAATATAATCAATCTTTATCATTGGAGGAAAAAAACTGAAAATCAATGGAAATCAAACTAAGAGGCCATTCAAATCCAAAACTAAGAGAGTTGTGGTTGAAAATTGCTTATGCCTACTCAAAGGGAGCAAGCGTTGTGGAGATAGCTAAAAAGACTGGATATAGCCGAACTCATATTTATTGGATTTTTAGGCAGTTGAGAAATATTAAGGATACTAATACTTGACAAGTATAATACAATCATGCTACAATCTAATCAAATGAAATTAACCTATTTTAACAATTGTACCGAACAGGAAAAAGCGTTAAGAATTGCTTACCAGTGTATTTCATACGCTTATGGTGATAATGCTATCTTTTGTTATAACTGTGGCTGTTTATGTACCAATAAATATACTTTGCCTATATGCGAGGATGCCGAAATTGAAAATAGCATAACTAATGTACCCTTTTGTAAAACCTGTTTTAATAATTCAATGATGGAGGATAGAATATGAATATAGACATACACAACGCTGTCAAGATCACCGCTGATGAACCGACACGAGGAACAAACAGTTGGTTTAGAACACTCTATATCTACACCAAAGACGGCCAAAAGATAGAGATTAGCCTTTGGACTGACAAGTTCAACCAATTACTCATTAAAGCAGAAGAATGACAAATCAGATAAATATGCCGGAAGCGATTGCATCTGTAACCTATACTCTCGAAACTCCAAGCGGTTTTCCAATTCTTTTTACCCTAAGAGGTGAAAGTGCTAATGATTTACTCAAAACCATGAAAGAGGAGATTGAGCCGTTTTTATCTACGGAAGGGTTTAAAGCTCAGATAAAATCTTATGGTGGGTTTAGTAAAGCCAAAAAAGAGGTGGAAACTGTGCCGGATCGCCAATGCCCTAAGTGTTACTCACCTCTTGTTTACGGTACAACCAAAGACGGTAAGAAATTTATAAAATGCTCTACTCAAAAATATAATTTTGAAACTAAACAGAAATATGGCTGTGAGTTTTTTGAGTGGGAGAAATAAGCAAGCAGGTTAACACGTTTAGGCTCTAACCATTGTGGGTTAGAGAGAAGGGGGAGCAAATAGTTCCTGCGACTACTAGCCCCCCCTCTCTTTAGCTCACAAATATTAAAAATTAAAATAAATATGAATAAAAAGAAAATAGTGAAAGTGTCGTTTTTTGATAGACGTTGGCGTGGTTTAACTTTCAAAGAAATTATTATATTTACTATGCTTGGTTTAACTTTTGGTGCGTCAGTTTCTTTCACTTTATTTTATTCTCTTGTCCGTTCTCCAAGATCATCTGTAAAACATATAGAACCGACAATAAAGCCTACCCCATGTCCTACTCCTACAAAGAATTTAGACATTGGAGGAAATAAACCTCAAGTGTTTAAATTAGTTTCGGCGGTGTTGGCAAAGGAAACTGGGAGTTGGCATGGGATCGCTTCCTACTACAGCAGAAGCGGGTGTTTGGGGTGCAGTAAGACTCTTACAATGGCTAACGGCCAACCCTTAAACGACAACGCTTTTACAGTGGCTTTCAACCGTCTTCCGCTAGGATCGAAGGTGAGAGTTATCAACGCCAAGACAATGATGTTGGTGTATGCCACTGTCACAGATCGAGGAGGATTTGAAAGGCTGGGAAGGATTATCGACATTACTCCGGCAGTCAAAGACCAAATAAATTGTGACGACTTATGTTCGGTGATCGTGGAGGAGGTATTATAATGGGGAAAAAGAATAGGTGTAAGTGTACTTTTTACAAGCTCCAAGAGTATGGCCTGACTACTCCCAACCACGCTCCTACCTGTCCTCTTTACAAGTTAAATAAGAAATGAAAACACTACGACTGACCGCTAAAGATTTTAAAGATACCACCCACTACTGGAAAGAGTATGTCGGAAAAGAAGATGTGTCTGATTACGACGGACATATCGAAATTGAAGCTAATCTTGGATGGGTAAAGTTTAATTCCATAAAGGCTAAGGGTCATATTTGGGCAGAGTCTGGATCGGGAATCAAGGCTGGATTGGGAATCACGGCTGGATCGGGAATCACGGCTGGATCGGGAATCACGGCTGGATCGGAAATCACGGCTGGATCGGGAATCACGGCTGGATGGGGAATCACGGCTGGATCGGGAATCAAGGCTGGATGGGGAATCACGGCTGGATCGGAAATCACGGCTGGATTGGGAATCACGGCTGGATGGGGAATCACGGCTGGATCGGAAATCACGGCTGGATCGGGAATCACGGCTGGATCGGGAATCAAGGCTGGATTGGGAATCACGGCTGGAGATGGAATCACGGCTGGATTATCCATATCTTGTAAGACTACCCTATCAATCGGTCTTAGGATATTTGCCGGATTATGTTTATGGCGAGAACCAACCAAGGAAGAACTGGAAATACGCTGTGGTAAGTTAGTGAAAGGAACTGTGGCATTTGGAACATTAGTAGAAACTGGACTGGTAGAAGAATCTAAGACCTTAGAAGGGAAAGAGGTGAAGGTAACAATAGATGGTACAGAGTACACGGCAGTTATCAAAGAGGGTTATAAGTTACCTAAAAGCAAATGACCACCCCTACCATCATTGAGAAGCTAGATTGGGAGACACTTCAAAACATACTCAATGATCTGGTTCAAGAAGTCGGCTCCCAAGTTACTAGGGACTACGAGGACAAACGTGGGATATAGGAAGGAATGAGTGTAGACAATGAAGCCTCAAGACAAAAAGCCACAAAACGCCTCAAAGTCTTCATCCGTCAACTGTTAGAAGCCTCCTACATGGAAGGTTACAAGAAGGGAGTTAGTGATGAGATTGAGTGTATAGAAACATCAGGAGAACACGCCGATTTACGTTCCAAGCTCTCTACCCTAAAAGACAAGTTAGTCCCCTGCCCAAATTGTCAATCTACTAAAGACGAAATAGCCATTACCCTCAACAACACCTGTGCGGTGTGTAATAGGGAGTTAGAAGTTAAGACTAAGAAATGAATAAGAATCTCCAAGCTCTACTACTTGGTTACATCCTCTTTGATGTCAACGGCAAGAAGTTTCTCACCTACGAGAAGGCCAGAACACACCGACTAAGTATCAAAGGTAACGTCTGTTTTAAAGGCTTTAGTCTATTCCGCCCCTTTAAGTTTTGGCGGAGTTTTTACATAAGAGCAGTACACCCCAAGCTAGAAGTTAAAGCCAAGAAATGACCAAGACAATGAGAGAAGAACAATTCTATGAGTCCCGATGTTGTAAGGCTGATATTAAATGGGTTAATTCTGATGAGTGTACAGGCTATGCTGAATGTCGTAACTGTGGCAAACCTTGTGATATCACCCTAACCGATGCTGGAATAGACCAGCTAGTTGCCAATAACCATACCTTAACTTATCCAGACACGGGTAAAGGTAGTGGGATGAAGCCGAAGAATGAAGTTTCCCCAATTATGGCGAAATCGCCACAATTAGAAACATCTAAAACACCCAGAGAGGAGTTTGATAGAAAGTTTGTTGACGACTTTGGAAGTATATCAGTCAAAAATAGAATGAAGGGAGAAAGTGAGTTAATTTTGGGAGATGAAGTTTGGAACTGGCACATCAACCAACTCCAATCAGTATTTGAGGAGATAGAGGATTTAGTTGGGACGCACACCGAACACAACGGTCAATACTGTGATACGGGTGAAGATATGGAGTGGAGTTGTCGAAGTGAATGTGTAGAGATGGCAATCGAACGCATAAAATCTCTACGTCAAAAGTATTTACCAGTTAAAGAAGAAAAATGACCAGAGAAGCCTTACTTTCCTGTCCCTTTACAGACGCTCAACTTGCTAGTCCACAAGGTAGAGATGAGTTAGGAGTATCGGCATTTTGTACTAAAGCAATTACCCAATACTGCCTATATGACTGTAGGTTTGCCACCTTGTTTGTCCTCCGTTCAGATCAAAAATCGGTAATAACCTATGACGATCCAATGGATGACTTACAGGAAAGGGCAATCCTGATAGTAAATTGCTGGGGTGCTAGAATAAGGTGATGTCGGATAAGCTTCAATACTCCGGCTTACCGCCAAACTGGAGACTGGCGGGACAGATAAAGTCACCTGATAGAGAAAGCACTAGGCTAGCCTAATTGTGCGTTTTCGGGGCTAAATATGTATGAAGCTATTGCCCTGACTCTTAGCAGGTGGCTCCATGACTGTGGGGCGGAAGCCCTTGTTCGGCTTTTAAGCTGACGGCAGTACCCTTGGTCGTTGGAGGTTAAACGCTCATTAAAGTCCTAGTCGCCCCCCCTTGTGGGGGACAGATAGCTATCCCAAAAGGAGAAATCTACTTTTGCTAGGCAGAACCTACCCCCCATGTTAAATGGGGGGTTTTGTTTGGTGTTAGAATAAGGCGTGACTGAAATAACAATAATAGGCTTGAGGCCATCTAGTAAGAAAAATAATCGTCGCAATTTTCGTTGTGTTTCCCTTCCCTCCAAGGCTTACATCAAGTTCCACGATTTGGTGGCAGAGTTTATGCTTCCGTTTCGCCACCTACACTTCACCAAACCTCTTTGGATGAGAGTTAAATATGAAATTAAGGGAAAGTATAATCAGGACGTTGATAACGCCCTGGCTTCAATAGGTGATTGTTTACAGGATTATGGAATAGTGGAGGACGACAATCTTCTAACAGACGTTCACATTGTAAAATCTAACGGCCACAAGGATTGGAGGATAGTAATACAGTTGGAGGAAATTTGAGGCTTATTATCTGTGACGTTTTCTTCTGTGTTTGTTTATTTTTCTAGGTAAAGACTCTTGGCGACTATTTATCTTTCTGTTAATCCAACTATGCTCACTTAGAAGAACCGGACAGAGATTAGACACTTGGTTTATATTAAATCTTCCTGTGGTAGAGAGTTGATCATAAAGTTCGGGGTCACGCTTGTAATCACTTTTTTGGATTATGTGGTGGATATTGTACCGTTTGTCGTGCGAGTCAATTCCATAAATTTCCCTTACCCTTAAACTATTCCGACGATATTCATTTAGCCCCATTTAACCATCTTTGGGCAACTTTTATATCCTTAAATAACTGCATTTTTCTTTCATTTGGCCATAGAGCCACCGCCCACCCTGGACTACCTGATCTTCCTCCTATTCCATGCTTGCGGGCAAATGAATCCTGATCTTTATAGGTTCCTCCAATACAGGCAACTCTATCTTTTCCACCCTTTTCAAAATGTAACCCTTCGGATTGGTGGGTATGGCCTAAAAATGCTATATCAGCATTGGGATATTCAAAATCCATAAACCTCTTACAGGCGTTGGTTGGATTCAACTTACTGGTTCCCCAATATTTGTGTGCCATAGCCAAATCATACGTCTGAGAACCCCACATGATGTGTACCAGCCCTCCTGTAGTTAAGATGGGACACTTAAATCCTCCCAAGAATGATTCGTACCAATCCTGTCCAGCACTGGCTCCAAAATCATTGTGATTTCCAAATCCCCATGCTCCAATCTTGGCCCTATCATCTAATCGTTTCATTCTCTGGACTAAGGCTCTGGAAACTATTTGGGGAGGTAGCGGGTCTTCCATCATTCCCGAAGCCCATTTGCCCGTAGCATTAAAGTTGTCGGTATCATCTCCATTCAGAATGCAAAACATATTCGAGGTGTTTTCTACTATTTCCAAATGTTCCTGTAGTAAGTCAACATCCGATACTATTGAACCAAAATGTTCGTCTGTAATTAAGGCCACAACTAAGGGTCTATCTTGATCTCCAGCTGGTATCCAAGTTGCTTCTCTTTGTCCAATCTCAAACCTTTCGGCTACCTTTCTGGCTCTTGAAACAATATCTGCCACCTCTGCAAAATCTGTAATCTGTACTTTTTTATCGGGAAAACTTAACCGCTGTTTAATTTCCGCTTCTGACCTAAATGTGCCATCGGGCAAGTATAAACCTCTCTCCCGATTGTCCATATTACCCGCCTAATTTGACGAATAAATAAGAATGTACTATACTTGTAGTAGCACTATGTATCATAGTTTGCTAACCCGTTCTCACTCACCCCGAATAAGTGAAGTTAAAGAGAGCGGGTTTTTGTTTTATTTTTTACCTTTTAAGTATAACTGAAAAGCGGTGGTTAATCGGTTGAGAATATAGAGAACTAATGCCCCCTGTTCAAACTGGTTTAGGGCAAAGTCTGATAATTGCAAACCATCATCTTCTATTCGGGCAACGACAAGGGGAATGTAGAGTAGGGCAAGAGGAACTAAAAACAACTTGGCTCTTTCCCAAACAAAAAGCATATCGGACTTATTAAGCGTAAATCTTTTTGAATCCATATTATTTCTTAACTATTAATAATTGTACTCCTAGTTTTACGAAATCCCACCCCGACATTCTTTCATACTTTGACAATTCCTCACACTTTGTTTCAAGTATTGCCATTTGGTTCTTTAGTTCGAGGTTAGATTTGTTAGCAGAGTCTAGTTTCCCTTGCCAAGTCTGAACCTCTTTTTGGGAAGCAACCAAACTTTCGGACAAATCTTTGATCTTTTTTTCCAATTCCTTAAACTTATCCTCCACATTTTGAGGGGGTACTATATCATAGGCAACGTCAAAGGCTTTACATAAAGCTCTGGCAATGGAACTGGCTATCAAATCGGTATTGGCAAGAAGAATTTTGTCGTGGGGGTCGATACTTTGTCCCATTTCAAGCAAGACGCATGGAGTTTCGGGAGTAAGATATTTCCACATATAATAAAATCTAGTATTGGCATTGGAATGAGAAACATAGTTTATCCCAGCTTCCTGAAAATAGACCTCATTTATGATCTTACAAATTCTCTGACTTTCTTTGGTAGCATTGTCTGTTGACGGGTCGGCATAATCAGCAAACCCAGAACCACCATCATTTGGATAGTCCATATCGCAATGAAGTGCTAAAAATAAATCATAATCAGTCTTTGTTACTACTGAATCGTTATTAGCGTACCAATCTGTTTGATAGACCTGAAACCCTCTTTCTCTCATCATGGCCGATAATCTATCCGTAATCCTTTTGTTGTTAGCCTGTTCCTCTGGAGCCCCACCTCCAGCCTTTCCCCAATGTCCTGATTGTAAGCAAATAGATTTCATTGGTTCATCCTTCCTAATGTAGTTTGAATAACATCTAATCTCCTTATTATCTCACCATGTTGATAGTCATTGTTTTTCCATTTCTCCTGAGATAAGTCCAAGGGCATAAACTTGGCACTATCATTCTCCATTGTTTGCTTAATTGAGTCTATTTCGGTTTCTATCGCCTCCACCCTGAAAGGAATTGTATTAGCAAGAGCAAGAGTACCCCACACAGAAGCTCCAGCAGTACCAACAATTCCAGTGAAAAAAATAAGTGCAACTTTCCATATATCAACAGTAATTTGTCTTGGCGTAGTATCAGTCGTAGCTTGATCATTCATAGTATTTACATACCATTTTTAGATAAAACCGAAAGTCGATTTGTAAGTGCTTTTAAAATAAGTTCTGCCTCACTAGATGGAACACCTGCTCCAGCTGCCATAGATGGGTTATTAGCAGAAACATTGGAAACAACTGGTGAAGCAGAACCTTGTTGAGTTGGTGTTGGGATTGATTGTGCTCCTCCCATTGAAGCAGGTGTTTGCTGATTAAGAATTGAGGTATCAATGCCCCTTGAGGCCATTGCCTGAGAGAGGGCATCAGTTCCCCCTAATAATTGTGAACCTGTACCGAATTGTGCCATAGTTGAAAAGAAAAAAGCCCCCACACGGAGGGCTTATATAACCTGTATTTAATTATATCATTTGTTAGAAAAACGCTTTTGAAATAAGCAAGTTCAGGGCAAGTTCTATATGTCCGGTTATTAAACAAATTATCGCAAGTAAAACTCTCATTTCCGCTATTTTACTTCTTTTTCTTTAAAAGTTCAAGTTTGGGTAGTTTATAAAATCGTGAAAGTTCTGTATACATTGGCTTAACATCAACTCCAGACTTAATAGCACTTTTTAATTTTTTCAATATTAGTTCTGGTGCTGGACGCTTAGGAAAAGAAACCGGATTTCCAGTTATTGGTATTGGAGGTAACTCTGATGGAGTTAGATTTTCCGGTATTACATTTGATGATATGTTTGGTAATGCTTTTGCTGGAGGATAAGGATTTGTAAGAGATTCTGGATTAATTGGTGCTCCCGCTATTGTGTTGCTAGTTAATGGAGATGGTTTTCCAACAATAGCCCTATTTATAATAATAGACGGTGTTTGTGTTGCTTTTTTTAGAGCATTCACCTTAAAAGAGAAACCTCCCTGTCCGGTGATATTTGCCCCATTCGCTTTCAACGACATTTGCGGATATGCTTCTATTGCTGAAGATTGAAGTCTTAAAGATTCTTTAAGTTGTCCCGACTGATCTAATTCGCCCAAAATATCTCTCATTGCTTCTGATGCTTTCCATCTAAGAGAGGATAGTTTGTCAGTATCGGTTACCAGTTGTTTTCTATTCGCAAACCAGTTATCAGAAATTTCGCTATTAAATAATCTTCTTGTTTTATTTATTGCTGATGGTTTAGTGGAAACAACATCAGAAATTGCACCCTCAGTTGTTATAACTCCAGAATTAAGTTGAGTGTTAAGTTCTCTTTTGATTAAAGTAACCAACTTTGGATTTGTCTTTGCCACATCAGTTTCGTTTACGGCAGACATTATTCTATCTAAAACAGCCTGATGGCTCATTTGTCCAACAGCAGAATCTGCTTGATTGGAAAAGTCATCAACCTCTTTTGCTAGTTGGCCCACTTTGGCTTTTAGTTCTCTTGCTATTCCGGTGTTAGAAATAGACTTTGTCATTTGTGCAACATCTTTAGCCACAGCTTCTGATCTAACAATATCTCTTGGATCAATATTCACAATACCTCTAGCTGCTGATTTTTGTAAACTAGTAGGTTCTTTTGGTAATTCTTTTAAGGTTTTACTAATTCCAGGTTTTTTTAAGGAGCTTATTCCACCTTTTATTGCTAGAATATCGAGTAATGTGGTCACGGGTTTATTCTTTATCCTCTCCCATGCCCTACCAGCAATATCTCCACCCTTTAATGGTTCTCCCAAGAGTTGGTTTGCCTCAAGAACACTTCCTTTCCCAAATTCCCAAAGTCCTTTAGTTACTAAATCCATTGGTGTTACGAAATGTCCCTTCTGGGCTTCCGCTTGTATATAGTCTAGCGTTGTCTTTGGTAATCCTAATATTCCATTAACAATGTCTTTGGAGTCATTTAGTGCTGCTTGTATTAGGTTATAATCTTCCTTTAAAGGAGTTCCTTCTTCCGTTTTCGACAACGTCGTTGCATCTATTTTTTCCCCTCTCATTCCACTAGCCAGAATTTTCATCTTATTTTTTAATGTATTTATATCTGGCTCATTAACCTGACCTCTTTGTACTGGAACTTTACCAGTAAATGCTTGTTCTACCGTACTTATTAATGATCGACCCATTGGCTGCACTACTGGTACTTGTCCAGAAAGTATCGCCAATTCATTTCCAGACAGGGCGGCTCCAAGATTATCTGCCTCTTTCTTTGTTAAAACTAAGTCAGAAGCTAATGAGTTTAATGTGTCATTGTATGTTTTACTGTCCACGAGTCCTCTTTCATGTTGGTCTATTAGGTTTAGTATTGCCTCGGCTTGATTCGCAACTTTTTCTTTTAACTGAATTACTTTTATTGCATCTTCTTCTTTTTTTGTTACTGGCTTTGCTTCATTTATTCCATAGCCATTACTAGCCTTAAACTGTGCATTAATCTTGTCCATAGTATTTAAATCACCAGATTCTGATGCTAGTTTATAGTTGTATTTTAGTTTTATATTTTCTGGCGTATCGGTTCCAGTAGTTTGTGGAATATTCTCAAGTGTAGAAATAGGAGGAGTTGTTAATGTGGTACTTGTAGTGGTTTTTTCAGATGGAACTTCTGAAAGTTTTACAGAACTTGCTTCTCCGGAAATATCTTTCGACATTTGCAGTTTAGTCTGATAGTCCTGCATTTCCTGATCTCTCTTTTGTATTTCTCCAAGTTTATTGCCAATGAAAATATCAACCGTTTCGGGCTTTTCCCCTTTCTTTATCATATCCTCACGAAACCTATTTACCTCATCATAGTTAATTTTAGTTGGGGCATAGGATACTCCGCCTACTTTGGGAGAACTTTTATAATATCCACCACCCGAATCTCCTCCGCCATCAGTTATTATTGGTTCATATTTGGGAGTTCCGTCAGAATTTGTTTTTGATACAGGTTGGGTTGTATTTGCCGTCGAGATTGGTTTACCAATAACTTCTGGAGCAAATAAATCAGGGTCACTTTCTGCAATTTTACGAGCCAAACCTCTTTGGTATTCAACAAACGTAGAAACATCCGGCGACATTTCTTTTAATTGCTCATCCGTTACATCGTAATATTTAAAGGCATTTCGGCCGATAGTATCTTCGCCATATTTTTCCTCCAACTTTTTTCTATTTATTGGTTTAATTGCCATGTTATCCGGTTATGTTATAAGCACCCCAAGTTGAGTTATAAGGTGAATAGGCTGAAGATGTCTTTGTCTTTTCCATTTCTGCCTTATAGTTTAGTTCAGAAATAGCCAGTTGATTAGCTCTATTCTTTTCCGCTTCAGAGATTTGTATTCCACTTTGAATTTTGGCAATAATAGTGCTTAGTTCATTTTCGTTTTCCTTTGAATAGAGTGTAGTTTCTCTGGCCAACCTATCCGATAGTAGCGCCTGTTCTGATTGATACGGCAGAAGGGCTCTGGCGTTGTCTGCTTGGCCATATCCAAGTTGAGTGGTGAGAGTATTTTGTGCATTTCCAAGTGCCTCATTAGCTGTAGTTAGTGCCGGAGTTAATTCTGCTGTTTTTTGTCCAATTATTCTACTTAATTGATTAGCATTAACATCAAACCCTCTGGTAGCAGCCGAATATGTCTGGGGCAATTCTCTTACTGTTCTATTTATATTGTAAGCATTTTCCTGTAATGTCGGTAGGTTTAGTTCGGCTCCAAGTCTTTTTGCCATAGCTCCCATTCCCTCTTGTCCAGCTATTGCTCCGGTGTATCGTTTTAAGTAGTCATTGGCTAAATTACTTTGATTGGCAAGAAAAGTAGCATTGTTAGATTTTTGTGTCCCCAAAAGATTAGTCGCTTCACCATAATCGGCGACACCCGTACCAGAAGAAGAACCGGATGTTTTCTTTCCAGCTCCTCCAGTTGCTTTGAAGTTAGCATCGGCCTCCGTATCCCCCCAACCCTGGTAACCACCATAACCTTGCGCAATAAGTGATGAAGCTGACATAGTGTTTAACCTTTTACTGGTTTACTGTAAATCATTATAAAAATACCCCGACTAGCGGGGTAGATGTAACCTATGTTTAATTATAGCATTATTGATCGGCAATAAAGCTAACGCCGGACAATGATGTCCAACCGTTTGTGGGAGCAATAGCTCCGGTTTGAACCGTACCATTAGATAAAACTCTCAATTCCCAATAACCGGAAGTTGTGCAAGAGCAGACAAATATCTGGTTTATGGCTGGCCTCCAACCTTTAGGGAGTGTAAATATGGTTGTATATGAGGTTGTGGTTCCGCTTTTAATCAGTCCTCTAAAGTAAACAATTCCTGCAATCTTTCTTACAAAGCTGGTATCTGCCATTCCAAAGGTAGTGTCGTAATTAACCCAACTGTTTTGTAGAGAAATAGAAATCCATCCGGTATCTTCTAGGTGCCTTGCTTTGATAGTTTGTGGTGGAATACTTGACTGGCTTAATCTCCTTTCCTCAAGTGCAGTTAATCTATCGAGAATACCCCGATACTGTTCCTTAAAATCTAGTAAATCTTGTGCCCTACTCTCTGTTTCATAGGTTGGCGTGTTCTTTATGTCTGTCATTATTCACTGAAGTTTCGTTCTGTTTCTAGGGTATCAACTTCAATCCCGACATTGATAAGTTGTGGAGAGGTAGAACTAGTCGAGGCCATATCTACCGCCCATTGGTATTCTTTACATCGAGCAGTTGTGGTTGGAGAAATCAATAGTCTTACTTGAGTTGCCCCTACCGTACTCATAACCGGAGAAGATGTCCAACTACTATTTCTATCGAGCTTATATTTTAAAGTAACACTTTCTCCAGTTCTTAGTGGTAAAAATGTAGCTACGGCAGTTAGTGCTTCTTTGGTTTTCCAAGTTAATCCTTCGTCCTGAACTATTCCCTCTATCGTTCCTGTGGGAGCCGGATCGTTTGAGGCATCTACATAGTCAACACCATAGGAAATTCCATCACGATAACCAATTAGAAGTTTTCTATTAACTACCATACAAAGACCAATAGAAACGTCATTGTCATAGGTTCCGTTGCTATTTACATAATCAAAACTCATTGAGTCGTTATAACGGATGTTGATAGCTCCATAGGAATAAACCCCACGCTGAATTTCGGTTGAGTCAGACTCTCCAATTCCAAACTGAATGATAGATTTCCACATAGTTACTGCTCCTGGTAATATCTCAATATAAGTATCCGGTGACGATTTAGGTAATCTTTTGATCTTATCAGCCGTTTCTCCACCCTGATAGGTGAGCATATCTCCCTGATACCCAGCCCAAACAAAGAGTTTTCCCCTAGAGCCAAGCAGGGCATTTATTCCACCCTCTGGTACGTCAATGTAGAAATTATAGGTGGTAGAGATACCATCCCAGAAATAGACACGACCACTATCAAAGTCGTATATATTAGTTCCTTTGGTGCAACCTACCACAAAATATTCTCTCCAATAACCATAACATCTGGCTTTCCATCCAGCGGGGAAAGTAATATAGTTAGGATCGTATAGGGTTGCTTCGTACTTGGCTAAATATCTTTCATTTAAGATAACCAGGAATTGGAGCATTTTGGCTACCGCATGATATTTTGTATCTTCAACTAAGAATTGGAAATAGGTACGGTAATCTACCGTTGATAGGTTTGAAGTAGTGCCAGTAGTTACAGTTCCATCTGCAACTGTTGAGGTGACATGAAAATGGTATGTAGCATTAATTAGTGGCCTCCAGACTGAACTAAAAGTAAATTCTAATTGTCCAGCAATAACTGAAGCATTGGCGATAGTTGCAGAGGCAATGGTGACATTAGAAGCGTCGTGAACGGTTATCGTCCAATCTCCACTCCCCTTACTGGCAACTAATACCGAGATTGATTTTTGAGGGTCTTTGGTTGGTACAAAAGATACCAAATCAGTTGATGCTTCAGAAATTGCAGTTGGAGGAGTATATGTTTGGCCTGATAAAATCTGTGACCTATCAATATCCTGTCTGGTGGTTGGGGATAGAAATGGAGTATCGGTTGAATAAGTAGGTGAACCTGTTAAGGTAAGATTATTGGCATTTGAAGTTCCATCTGTTGAGGCGTTATTTAGTGTGTAATAGGCAACTAGCCCTGGACTTGTAACAGCAATTTGAACATCACGATATTGAACTAACTCGCTTACGGTTCTTATATCGTTCCATAGCCTAACTTCATCTATTTTTCCGTCAAAGAAGTTTCCTACTGCAGATGCTCCCTTGTGGGCTCCCAGATAAAGAGCAGAACCATTATCAGAAATAGCAGTCAAAGCTCCGGTGGCAGTTCCGAGAGAATTAGTATTTAAATAGAAAGTAGCAGAAGAAGCGGAAGCATCATAAGTAACCGCAACGTGTTTCCAGATTCCGGTGGTTAAATCACAAGGTCTGGCTAGAGTTTCAATGGCAGTTCCGTCTGTGGAAACAGATAATCTTAGTTGATAGGTAGTATTGGTTGAAAGAGAATTGTCCTGAGTTGAATTTAAAGTTGGAGATGTAGTTCCTGTTGCTGAAGTGAAATAGTCAACATGAATACGACCATCTCCGCCAGAACCAGCATAAGATGTAGCAGTTCCACCTGTTGCTGTTAGTTTACTTGTACCAAGTGCTGCGGTAATACATTTAATTAAAATCGAACCCCCAGCTCCACCACCACCATGTCTATTAACGGCATCTCCAGCCCCGCCGTTTCCTCCATTTGTTGTAATTGAACCTGTTATTGTGGCAACGTCATTAGCATAAATACACACTATTCCACCACCAGAACCCCCAGCACCAACTGTCTCGGCAGTATTAGTATCTCCAGCACCGCCACCGCCGCCACCAAAAACCATAGTCGTAAGCGATATATTTCCTACGGCACTACCTCCCGAACCGACTATAAAGTTGCCAGGATCGCTACCACCAGTAGCCGATGTTCCATTTGCACCATTTCCACCACCACCGCCGGAAGCGTTTGCATAACCCTTTATACAGTAACCTCCACCCCCACCGTTACCATTAGCTGATGCCGATTCGGTTCCAGCTCCAGGTGTTCCCTCTCCCTGTTTTCCACCAGTACCATTTGTAGCAGCTCCCCGATAATATCCGCCCCTAAATCCACCGCCAGTAGTGACACTTCCAGCCGAGTTGGCTCCAGAACCCCCATTGCTTCCACTTGCTGAAATTGCCCCGCTAATAGTTAAAGTTCCATTACAAAGAAAACCAAGTATTCCACCAACGGTTCCATTCCAAGCCTTGGCTGTCCACGTTTTACCTGAATTAACCGTTACATTAGTATATTGCTTTAAAACTAAGACCTGTGCTCCTGTAGTGAAACTTCTCGATAAAGCGTTAACTAGAGTAATAGTTCCGGCAGTATAAGAGGCTATTTCATTCCGTTCCCATAGTCCTGCTCCGGTTCCCTGTGATTGGTGAATTAAAAGTATTTGTCCTGTAGCAAAAGAAGCATTAGTAGCAGTTAACGACAAACTTCCAGATGTTCCGGTACAGGCACTATCTGTTGGAGCGTCTGTAGTGTCGGCAGAAATAGTCAAGGCTCCATCCGTTCCACTTCCAAATGAGGCAGATACTCCGGCAATGTCAAAACGATAACTTCTGGTAGCTCCAGACTCATCCCACTTGCTAAGAATTGTTTTAGAAGCTCCTGTAGCTGGTAAGGTATCTGGGTTAATATATGCCTCAATACTTAAATCTCCGGTAATGGAAAGAGAAGCACTATCTGTCTTAGAACCATATTGTGTACTTCCATTTAATTCCAAAGAGTAGGTATTTAATCTAACTCCACCCTGTGCTCCCAGAAAATCGTCAGCAAATTGTGGATTTCCTCCCGAAAGTGGTCCATATCTACCAATTACCTTATCTCCGGTGTAATAAACAAAATCATCTTCAGCAAAATATCCAAGTCCATTCCCATGACTTCCCACTACTGTTCTTAGTAAAGACCACGATCCGGCAGTAGTTCTTTTATAGAAATTGCCAGAATCGCCAATAATATAGGTATTACCATCCGTTACCTGTTCTCCGAACTTAGGCAAATCTACTACCACACTTCCTGATTCTCTCATTGCTTTGGGTTGAAGTTGTGGTTGGCGGGGATCGGTAGTGTCAATAGCACGGGAAAAAGCGTAAGAGTCCGGCTGTCCCTCTTTAATAAAATCTGCGGAACCATTGGCAAAACGATTTTGTGAACGTACGATTTTAGCCATAGGTTAGGATATAGTTGTTGCCCATACTTTAAACTGGGGAGGATATGTCTTTGGCTGTCTTTTAATTAGGTGTCGATCATCTCTTGAATTGTAGGTACGGCATAGGCCAATTAGTCCACCGTTAATATTCTTACTATTAATATCTCTGGTAAAGTTCTTCTGATCTCCCGTCCAGAAAGAGTTTTCAAATTGTGCAGCTTTATCAGCATCCACCCTCACTCCTTTGTAGTAGTCAGCAGTAACTCCATCAACCAGAATAATATGTCCTTCTTCCGGAAGTTCCGGTGTTTCACATATTTTATAGCTCAATGTGGCTGCAGTTGAACCCTCCCATACCGAGTCTAATTCTATTTCAGTTGCCGAAGTGTAGGTTTCAATCCTATACCAATAGCCATAACCATCAGCGTCAGAAGTGATAACCAACCATCTTCCTTCCATTGTTTTAGTAAAGGTAGTGTTTAGTCCGGTAACTGTGGTATCACCATGAGTCATGGTTACGGTTCCGGTTGTGTAGTCGGTTACAGATAAGTTTCTAAGCCTAATGAATCTGTTGAGGGTTAATGTGTAAACTCCCTGTGGTATTGGCCATATTCCATAATCATCTCTCCTTGGAAAAATGAATTGGGGAATAGCAGATGGTTGTATTTGGATAGCGTTTAACTTATCCCATTGTGATTGACTGTAGATTGTCTGAAGTGGATACCTAACAGAACCGATAGTAACCACCCCATTCTCAATCATGCTAGTTCCCTTGGGATAATGATAATACTGTTGACTAACTACAGTAGCGTCAGTAAAAGGCATTTGACTTTGGTAGTTCCTAAACTTAGACCAAACGAGTTGGTATCTCTGGTTTAGGTTTGAGTCAAAGTCTGCCAGTAAATTTGTTTCGGTTGAACCAACCTGTCCTACGTTTCTAAGGAATTGATTTTTTATGTCGAGGTAGCTTAAACGCATATTTTAAATAAAAAAAGCCGTCAACAAAGACGGCATATTTAACCTAATTTAATTATAGCATTACCTTGCGAATGGGATTATCCCAGAACCGATTATATCTTTTACTCCACCAGTTGTGGGAGCATCTTCAAATATCCAGCCAGAATTAATAGTTGTATCTACTGAATGACTACCAGCATACCAAGTAGCACCACCTGTGGCATTAGAATTACTTATATTGAGATAATCGGAAGATATTATTCCAGAGGATTTGGAGAGAGTGAATTGAGTGTTACCGGAATCATTATTTAAGGTAATTAAATTTCCCGCTGTTCCAGATACTGTCCAAGTAGAAACTACCTGAATGGTATTCCCTAAAAACTTAATTGTATGAGGTGGAGTATCACACTTAAATTCATTAAAAGTGTTTGAACCATAGATTATAAATTCTCCAGTTCCTGAACCTGTTAACCATAAGTTATTGTATGCCTTACCCGTTTCGTTTCCCGTATCATCATAAAAATAAAAAGTCTTGGTATTTTCCGTTGCGTCCGTAAATTTAATGGTTGAGGTTTCGGGAGAAATTGTGACACTCTGATCTGAGTACTGGTTAACTTGCCAAGCACCACCATTATTATCATTTCCTGTTGCTTCCCAAGTTCCACTCCCCATATAAATAGTTGGTGTATATCCTATATCAGCATAGAAATAAAAATCATTAGCAGTCACATTGTGGTTATTAGCATCAAATGTTCCATTGTCTTGATAAAATCTTCCCGTAAGAATAAGGTCATCAAATAGAGATATATAACAAGTTTCCGGACATTCCGAAATTGATATATTTGTTAATATCACACCTGCCGATCTAATCGTCTCGTCAGTATCTGAGTAGAAAAAAATGCCACTAGCAGTCCAAGTAATGCCTTCTTCTAAAAATACTGACCCATAAACATTAATATCCGAACCAGCAATGGTAAATGTGTGTCCAGAATTGCAGGTGAAGTTGTGGAGGTCACGACTTGCAACTTCATCCATTGTTATAGTCCCCCCACTTCCAAAACCTGAATTTTCATCTATAAAAACATCATCAGAAGATGTAGGAATTTCTGCAAGACCATCTCCGCCACTTGACGTTGACCAATGCCCCTGAATAATATCTATCGAATAAACATAGAATATAACATCGTCATTAGCATCGGCGTTCCAACTACTAATATAACTAAAAGAATTTCCCGAATGTGTTGGCGAGGTGGTATCCCAACCATAATAGACATAATCATTTGGAAGACTACCGCCAGTATATTCTATATCTATACAATAATACGTTTCACTAATTAAAGAATACTGGTTAGCTCCAGAGAAAATAAATTCTAACAGTCCACCAGATATTGTAGTTATGTCTATTACGTCTGATGTAGCCAATGCGACTCCCGTTGGAACTCCAGTAGAACCATACGTTCCGGTCATGTTATATAATTTAGCTACAATATTTCCAGTCGGGTTTCCAGTTTTTCCAACATAAAATTTACAACTATACAATGTACAATTTTGATTGGGAGTAAATGTTTGTCCAACTCGTGTTGCATTACCACCAGTACCGATAACGTGATTTTGGCTAAGATTATCAACACTATAACTATCTACGACAGTATGGCTAGACTGGTCACTCCAATTTCCCGTTCCTCCAACCCAAAACCTATCTGCCATGTTTTATATTTCGTAACCACTAACTAGGACATATACGTTTCCAGCAGTTGTGGTTATTAGAAGATCGGCAGTATCCTCTCCACTTTTAAGCGGCGTTTCAAAGGTGTGCGACCATCCACTATTAGCTGCCAATTCAGCCTTCCAAATAGTAGAATCTCCGGCGGTCAGATCGTCTTCCAAGGTTATTGTTGAAGCGGCACTGGTATTGATAAAAATATCTGTAATGTACCATCTCTTTCCAGAAGCCGGACTCCACACAATTCCGTCTGTTACCGCCCCAGCATTTGTGTAATATTTCCTAACTGGAACTTGACCAACTTCGTCAACAATCAATCCTCCGGTAGAAGGATTTGCCTTAACAACTACCGGAGTTTCATTGTCAACATTTGAAACTGCAATTAGTGTTGGTATACGGTTATTATCTCTTTTTGCATCTGCCATATTTTTATCCTTTCATAAAATAGATAATATATAATTATAGTACAATTACAGTTTCGCTATTTCTGCTAACTTCGCATCAATCTCCGTAATCATTTTCTGGTAACCTACTTTTTGAGACTCTAAACCTTCTTTAGTTACTGTCTCGGTTCGCTGTTCATCCACAACAACCAC